TAATTAAAACCAATTTAAAAATTTACAGTTATGAAAGTTCAATCTTATTTAAAGAGCCACAGCAAAAACGAGTTTTACGTTAAGCCAATTAGAAAAGGATATTACGCCGTAATTAATGGATACGATAAAAGTATGGAATCCTTAGAAGTTTCAGAAGCCGCCGCCATAGCAAAAGCGGAGGAGTTGAACGATATTAGAAACAAAAGATTAAATTTGAATTAATAAACCGGGCGGGTAACACCGCCCACAAAAACCAAAAGATCATGAAGAAGTTAGTAAGCATTTTAGCAGTGTTGTTTATCACAGTTAGCGCGATGGCGCAAATCACTTCCGCAACGGGAAAAGTAGAAACTATCAAATCGTTCCGCATGGGTACGTGCAAACTCCAAAAGTCTACGAAGGATGGGGCAGTAACGTATCAGTTAGTAATGTTGAGTTCCAACGTATCAAGCTATGAGTTAACAATAGCCTTAGGGGACGCAGAGAAAGCCGCCGTAACGTTATCCGGTCTAGCAGAGTACAAGCCGAGCAAAGGCGAGATAGTGAAACTTAACAACCCGACCGACAATGATGCGTTTTATAACAAGTTCAACGCCGTGTGGGTTATACGTAGCCATCACGGACAGTTCCACGGGAACGTATCAAGGGGAGAACTCAACAAAATGGTAGAGGCAATTAATAAATAGTAGAAGTATGGAGATATATGTAAATAAAGCCGGAAACCTTGTAAGCGTGGAAGGCATGAAAGAAGGTGTAAACCTTACCGTTAAAATATCTAAGGGGGACAAATCAGAGACCAGGAAAATGTGTATGAAGGAATTAAACAGCATATTGTATAATGGTTCTTATAATCTAACAGTGACAGACCGCCGGGCAAAACCTTTCTGCAAAGATGTATGTAGCCCAATAATATGTTTTAATTATTTCAAAGGCAAGGAGGTAGTATTCAATCGTGGCGGACAGCAGTTCACCGGGTGGCTAGTCGGGCATGACCCGAATAATGCATCGTTTGTTGTGCGCACGGGCGCAGAATGGGGTTACCGTCTGACGTATCTAAACCCGAACGTGGCATACGTGAACGGGGAGACTAACATTAACTGCCGCATGGCGGACGTACCGTATAACGATATAATATTTCTGTAATGGTAGATTTTAATAAGAAACTGAAGGTAGACCGCATCAAACTGTTTGTTGATGTAGTTACGAAGATGGCGAACGGAACGCCCGCCGAAGGGTACGCCATAGGAGAAGCGATACACGCGCTGCCGGAAAACTTGCAACAGTATCTAATATCGGAAGTCCCCGACAAGATAATACGCCGGGAACGCACCCGCCGGGAACTGAACCGGATGAACGCAGACGACTTCATAGATACCGAAGCGATGACAGAAACTTACAAGGAGGAGGTATTCAAGGCAGACAAGGTTAAAGCCCTTAAGGAGCTTCTAGGGATTAAAGGCGAGTTTACCGATGAGATGGACGTAATCGAAGAGGTTCTAAAGTGCTTCCCTAGTCGGTTAACGTTGAACGAGTTTTGCAATAATGTTTATATGAAGGAGATAGGATTATGAAAAAGTATAATTATAGGGAGTACTACAAGTTGGGCGAACGGATAAAATTAAACAGTAAAGTTATAGAAGTGGTAGAAGATAGTTGCGCGTGCAAAAATTGTTGCTTTATGAAAGAACTTTTTAATGTTCCTTGTTCATCACATTGCGCTGGTGATGAACGCCCCGACGGGCTTTCCGTATGTTTCAGACTCGTGGACATGGCGAAGGAGAACACAAAGGAGAACGCAAATGAGTATCCCCCACATGACCCTAACAAGGAGTACGCGATATACGAGCGCTTCCAATACAACGGCGTAGTAGCTGAGTGCCGCGAATGTAAGTTACCATTTTCGTGCCGTGATTGTGTATTATTCCCGTGTCCTTCCCCCTTTAATAAATGTATGGGGTATTTCCGGGAGGACGGAACTAGCGTTTATTATAAGAGATTGGATGATGTTAGACCGTAACAATTTACATGCGTATCAGCGCACCGCCGTAGAACATATCAAGGAACACCCCGAAAGTGCCTTGTTCCTTGATATGGGTTTGGGAAAGACGGTTAGCACGCTGACGGCGATAGTAGACCTAATCAACTTCTTCGAAGTGTCTAAGGTTCTGATAGTAGCCCCAAAGAGGGTCGCCGAAATGACCTGGGGCGATGAGGTGGAGAATTGGCAGCACCTTAACGGGTTGCGTGTATCAGTCATAAAGGGAACGGCGAAGCAACGGGAAGCCGCCGCCCGTGCTGACGCAGACATTTACACGGTGAGCCGTGATAACCTTGTTTGGCTTCTGCAAATGTGGGGCGGGTCTAAAGTCCCTTATGATATGATAGTATTGGACGAGCTTAGCTCTTTCAAGAATCACCAATCAAAACGCTTTAAAGCGGCGAAGATTATCCGCCGTAGCTGTAACAGGGTTGTCGGTCTGACAGGAACGCCCGCACCGAACGGACTTATAGACCTATGGGCTCAAATGTACTTGATAGACGGCGGTGTAAGGTTGGGAAGGACCATAACGGATTACCGTGCCAACTATTTCCGACCGGGGGCACAGAACGGCGGTATTATATACGAGTACAAGCCGCTTCCCACTACGGAGAACGTGTTAAGCGAGAAGATAGCTGACATTACTCTATCAATGAAAGCACTCGATTTCCTTGACATGCCGGAAATTAACTACATAACCAACTGCGTGGAGCTGTCACCGAAGGTGAAGAAGGCGTACGAAATCTTCGAGCGCGAGCAAGTTCTAGAGCTGTTGAGGGGTGTGGAGTTCGACTATGCCGAGATAACCGCCGTGAGCGCCGCCGCCCTGTCTAGCAAGTTGATGCAATACGCGGGCGGGGCGATCTATGATGCATACCGGAACGTGTACACAGTGCATGACGAGAAGATAGAGACGCTAAAGGAAATGATAGAAGCCGCCAACGGCGCGCCCGTGTTGGTCGCCTACAACTTCCAACATGAGAAAGATCGGATATTGGACGCCCTCGAGGACTACGGGGCGGAAGCCCTAGAAGGGGTAGATAGTGTGAGACGGTGGAACAACGGAGAGATACCCGTGTTAGTTACCCACCCGGCTAGCGCGGGGCACGGTCTTAACATGCAGAAGGGCGGCAACCGTATAATATGGTTCGGCGTTACATGGTCGTTGGAACTTTACCAGCAGTTCAATGCCCGGCTATGGAGACAGGGACAACGCAACGGGGTCTTCGTGCATCACATTGTGGCGCGCGGAACGATAGACGAGAAAGTAATAGCCGCCCTTAATGGGAAGGCAGCCACACAGGACGGGCTAATGTCCGCAGTAAAAGACTTGATTAAAAAATACAGCGTATGAAAACAACAGATTACAAGGTAGGTGACACGGTAATGTTACCGGATGGGATGAAATACACCTATATGGGTGAGCGTGCAATAGGCGGCAGCAAGTCGCACGATTATGAACCGATTGAATTCATATCTCCGTGGTTCAACATGATGCGGGACGAAGAGGGTAGGGCATTCGTTCCGTTCAAGGGAATGGTAGAAGCTGAAGTAGTAACCCGGACGGAAGCCGATCCGAAGCCGATCCGAAGCCGATCCGAAGCCGATCCGAAGCGCAAAGGACTGATGCGCCGTGCGCTTGATTGGTGGAAAGCGTCCAACCGATGGAAACATTTAGTATATGCGATCCCGTGCGGAGTGGTTCTAGGTTGGGAGTTCACCGTAGGGCTAGCGGTCGGGATGGAGTTCAAGGATAAACTTTGGGGCGGCAAACCGGACTTCATAGATTACATTCTTACATGTGTGGGAGGTCTTATCGGATGGGGCGTTACGCGCCTGTTAGGTTTGGACTACCTTGTTATGGAACTAGTAAAGCTAATAATATAATGGCAGATTGGGAAGAAGTAGTTAGGCGCATGGAAGAAAGTACCGAGCGCATAAAGAAGGCGCACGCCGATAAACAGGCGAAGCGCATCACGATACAGAGAATAGGAAAGGGCGATACGTTCATGTTGGGCAAACCGGAAAGTACTATGTACCTTACAGCGAGCCGCACGGAGTTATACGCATTATTAAGTGAAATTAGAAAAGCATTACAGCAATGAGAAAACAGTTTAAGAAGTGGCTGATTAAGCCTTTAGAAACGGGAGATTTTTACGGTTGCCTTGTACGGGTACTGGCGTTCCTGTTAGTTATTTGGGGAGTGGGCGGCGTAATTGCGTACGCGGGTTTTAAACTTATATTGTGGGCAACGTTATGAGTAGCACAAAGATAACCCGGGCGGACGTAGCAAAGAGACGGAAACCCGCGAAGCGTCAAACGGTGAAGGACTCGCCGGAGTATTACATTAAGAACGGTAAAACGCACATAATGCCGGATGATGCTTTCATTGTCCAGGAACTAGCGGCGTTCCTAAATGTCCGCGCGTTCTTTCTTCTTAAGTTCTTAAGGGAAAACAATGTGCCCGTGAAACAGTTGGGAAATACCAAATCATACGGAATATATCACGCCGTGGACGCTTATAAAATGGTGAACGTGTTCCGCGGATTTACGGAAACAATAAGGACAACGAAGGACGACCGCAATACAAGGGTAAACCCGAACGGGCGACCCACTATTGAAAACCTTATGTTCATATCACAGGATAAAAGGCGCTTTCAGAAATTCGATAATTTGGATATACCCCGGGTAATAGTAGCGGGGCGCGAAAAGGAGCTGTTTGTAAATAAATATTTAGTAAATAAGCTGTTTCGTGTGAATTATTATGCCGATGGAACGTACTCGTTGGATGGGTGGGATAGAAAAATTTTGCGATGGGAACGGATCGAAACACCGGAAAAATACAAGTGCGGAGTAATTTTGCAAGATTGGAAAATTAGGTTTGATCTGATTTTAGAAGAAGAACTTTAAAAGATTTTACAAATATGGGGGTTTAGTCGTATATCGGTTTTTAATCGGTGTACGACTTTTTCCGTTTTGTACGGCGGACTTCTCGGAAATTGAAGGCGCGGAACGTTCCGAAAGTGGCAAAAACAGGCAAAAGTGTAATAGTGCCGAGACATCTATTACACCATCTATTACACATCAAAATTACACTTAACTACTATGAATATCAATATGTTATATGTAGTGTAATAGATGTAATAGATAAACATAATGAAACTATAATATGAATATATAGGAATATAGGTTTATATATATTAACGTATATGTTAATATATAAAAATCACATTTGTGGTTTTACGATTTATAAGTTATAGGGAAAATACCCCGACATCTATTACATTGCCCGTAACTTACTGATTCATTGAACGTTAGGCGTAAAAAGACATCTATTACACTTCTATTACACCAAATCGTAGGCGTCTTACGGTGTAATGATAAATGAAACGCCTATATTTGCATAAACTAATATTGAAAATATGGCAGGCGCACCGAGAAAAAACATACGATTATTGAGAGCCGCACAGGATAAAGCGGCAGCAGAGGGAGACCATGAGACGGTAGACGCGATTAGAGGGCAAATAGCGGCTCTTATAGCGACTTTACCCGACCAATACAGGGACGAATACCTTTTGCAGGAGAAAGGGCGGGAAAACGGCTTAAAATTAGCCATTGAAAACGCGGCTAAAGTGGAGGGGGGAAAGACGCAGAGTGTTGCGCCCGCGTGTTCCACTAATCCACGGGCGAGCGAGCGCGGCGACATAATCGACTTATGCGCCAAACGTTGGGGGCGTTCCCCAATATGGGAAAATCCTATTGAGTTGCTAAACGCCTTCAAAGATTACAAACGTTGGGCGGATGAGCATCCGGTTTACACGACTGAGGCGATCAAGTCGGGAAACTTCGCCGGGCAGATCATACAGATCCCCCGCAAACACCTTCTGACCGTTGAAGAGTTCACGAGCTTTATTGGCGCGCCGTCTAACTACCTGGATCGCGAGAAGGCGCGGCACGAATCTGATTTTAAAGAGTTCGGTTTAGACGCTTCTACGGCGTTCATCGAAGTGATCGAGAAAATCAAGAACTCAATAGCCGACGACATGGATAGGGGCGCGGCGGCTCAACTCATAGACGGCACGTACATCGCGAAACTAAGAGGGTTTAAAACCAGCATGGATTATACTTCGGACGGCAAGGCGATTTCCGGCGGTCTGACCGTTGAGGTGATAAGCCCCCGTACAACGGAAAAGGTTAATCAGCTAAAGGCGTTCAAGCAGACGCACAAGGAGAAGGAGAAAACGGAATGAAGTGTACACACGTATTCGACAAGATGATAGAGCCTTTCCTCGATACCAACGTTAGAGGTATTGCAAGCAAGGGTGGCACCCGTTCCTCAAAGACATGGAGCGTGTTGCAACTGTTGTATCTCGTGGCACGCGAGAGCGAAGAACCTCTACTCATATCGTGCGTAACGGATACCTTTCCCGCAGTGAAGCGCGGAATGCTGCGTGACTTTAAGAACATGCTTATAACCGAGGGTGTGTGGGACGAAGACGCGATGAACAAAACCGATTCAGTGTACACGGTGAAGCCCGGCGTAATGATCGAATTCTTCGGGGCTGACAACGCGGCGAAGGTACACGGTGCGGCGCGTGATATCCTTTTCGTCAATGAGGCGCAACGGCTACCCCGCGAGATCTTCCGGCAGTTGGACGTCCGTACCACGCTTAAGGTTATTATCGACTTCAACCCCGTGCGAAAGTTTTGGGGTGAGACCGATTTTGTAGGAGACAAGTACGTAACCATACACAGCACGTACAAGGATAACCCGTACTTGACGAGCGCGCAGATAGCCGCCATAGAGAACAACAAGGGCGATGCCAATTGGTGGCGCGTCTATGGAGAGGGTTTAACAGGCGGTCTAGAGGGTTTGGTATATCCGGCGATAGAAGTTATAGACGAGATGCCGAAATTTGAAGGAGAGGACGCAAAACGCGTCGTGGGGCTTGACTTCGGATTCTCCAACGATCCGACCGCCGCGATTGAAATAGTTATGCACGGGTGGGACTTGTATATAGACCAAAAGATATACCGCACCGGAATGCTTAACAAGGACATTTCCGATACGCTGAAAGCCGCCGGATTGGCGAACGTTACAACCGTGTGCGATAATGCGGAACAGAAGTCTATTGTAGAGCTACGCAAACAGGGATGCAAGACAATCCCGTGCGTTAAGGGGCGCGGATCTATTAAAGCGGGTATCGCCCAGGTGAAGCAGTTCAAGCTGCATGTAACGAAACGCAGTGTAGACGTGTTGGATGAAGCCGACAACTATACGTTCGTTAAGGACGAGATGACGGACACGTTCACCAATGAACCGATAGACGCATACAACCACGCATGGGATGCGGTGCGTTACGGCGTTGACTATCTGATACGGAAATACAGACCTAAATCAGCGAAGGAATGAAAGATATAGAACTATACAGCCGTGTAATATCGCTAGACGATGGAGAGCCCGGCACGGTTATCGAGGTAGACGTTTCGGGCGGCATTGTCGTGCAATTCGATAACGGGTACGAAACGTGGTTAGAGTATGAACAAGTAGAAATTTTAGATTATGAAGTTTAAGAGTATCGAAGATTTGATCCTGTTGGAAGGCAAAAAGACATGGCGCGGACGCATTAAAAACGTTTTCCGCCGCATGTGGTATGCACTTTGTAGGCGTAATAACGCCGCGCAATTGAAATTTATTTGTAACTTGCACCCGAGTTACAGAGGGGCACTTACTTCCGACCAAGCGGCAGCACTTAATGCGGTGGCGGACTATGTACAAGCTAGCCCCTTAGTAACTTTTAAAGGTAAACTAGTATACCGGATCCCGGCATTGGAGCACGTCACGTTGTGGCAGGTTATCGAGACCCGCCGAGCCGAGACAGCAACCGAGATAGTTACGAAGTGGTGCACCCCCTTAGAAGGGCAGCCCGCCGAGTACGCACCGGATAACGTCTACCACCTGTTAAGCACAAGCAAGTACGTGAAGACGCAAATAGAGATGGCGGATAAGCTAGAGCAAAGGTTATTCCCTTTCGCAACACAGGACGCCACGCCCGAAGAGGACGAAATAAAGATAGCGAAAAACGTACTTACTTTGTTACAGGCAACCGCCGAGCTTTTCAATTGCACAGTACAAGAAGCGAAGCGCGAGAACTATCTAGATGCGGTTTTGGCTATATCCAAGCGGCACGAAGAGAACGAGAAACAGAAGGCGGAAATGAAGAAACATTATAACAAATAATTATGAGTAGAAAGTATGAAATTGTAAATGTCCGCGGCGTTAACCGCGTTCGCGCCTTGCGTTCATGGGTAGTACAAGGCAGACAGGTAAACGTGGGAGATGTAGGCGGCGCGGTATTTGATGAACGCACACTGTCACAGGACGGCGCGTGTTGGATCTTTAGCGGACGTTTGGATAACCCGTTGGTAAGGGTGGGCGGTGATTCAGTGGTTAATATTCCCGATCTTAATCCGAGTAGATTCCCGTTTGTTAATATCTTCGGAACTTCTTCACTAGACTCCAATTCTGGGTTATCCTTTAATACAGGAAACCTTGGTACCGCTATCCCGTTGACGCCTGGCAAAATGGAGCAAGGAGGGTGGGGAGGACCGATAGGGCAACCCCTAATAAATGCACCGGTGACGAATCAAATACGGCCGACGGAACGTATGTTTACGGGGGGCGGGGGTTGGAAGGTATCCGCGCCCGCCCCAGGATATTATATAAAAGTCATAGCAGCAGATGCCGATGGAATTGTTGTATATAATTCGGGGGAAGTTTCAACAGAGGTAACCGTTCCGGCAGGCGCACACGCTTATGCGTACATCGCTGTGATGAAACGCCCGTTATCTGCCATAGTTCCGGCGGACGTAACGGCAGCCGCCCTTACATTCCAAAGTTATGCAGAGGCAACTCTTAACATCGTGGATTCGCACATAACTGTTACGTCGCCCAATACGGGTTACGCCTTTATTGCCGCTTCCGGTGATTATCAGGGCAACGTTACGAACATTGAGGGTTCAACCTTGCAGGTTAACCGGACGGGTGGAACACCCACGTTAAATCTATTGTGTGATCTAATCAATACGTCCGCTACGGTTAATATGGGTACGGGTGACGTGTCCGTACTAGGTGTATACAAGAATGTAAAAAACCTTGTTTGGGGGGCGTTTTCATGGGCTAGACCTTTGAAATCACGTACAATTATACAGGCGACCGACTGCGATAATTTCGTTATGGATGGCGCAAACATTCCGGGGGGAACGGTAGAAGCCACTAATACACCGTTAGTGTTCATCCGTTGTAACATGAATAAGGCGAGCATTGTTAACCAACCATTGATCAATAACACGTACATAGACGTTAACTTCGATCTTGCTACGGCGGATTTGGGAAAATTAACCGTAAATGGGTACACTATGGTTAGCTCAAACGTTAACGGTATGTATCGTTTGCATGATACGTCAGAGGGATTTATAGGGGCTTTGGTAGAAAGTCACGAAAGTATTAAGTCTTTGAATATACCGGGCGGCGGATCAACATACAACACTACCATTTACGCCGACGCATATTTGAATGGCATTATTACATTCACAGGCACGAACGTAATAGGTAACGCAGTGAAGAAGCCCAAAACTAGGACAATAGACGCTGCTAGGGTTGCGGTGCAAGGGAGCTTTAATACCTCAGCCCTAGGATCTGAGATAACAGGGGTGATTAGCAGTTCTACAACTGTCTGCGTTCCCGTTCCTTTTCCGATTAAAGGTTCTAAGGGGCTGACCGTGAACAATGTACCGTCGGGCATTTCGGGCATTATGTTCTTCACAACCGCTAACAATGTAATAGCCAGCACACAGGCGATTTCTGCGGGTAGTACTACGAACGTGACCGGACAGGGGTTGACGAGATGCAAGGCATTCCTTAGATTCGCCAAAACAACAGGCGAGGCAATCACACCGGAAGACATAGCAGGCGTAACCGTCACAACGTACAACGGTTGCAAGATCGTTAACACGAAAGAATCCGTCCTTAATATCGCGGGGAACGTACGCGTAGAGGATAACGCCACGTTGATAGATATGAGCGTAACGGGAACGGGCTACTTCGGCGGTAACAGCGTAATAGAAGCACCGGCGGCGTTAACCGCGCCGATGCCGATTGAAGGGGCGGCGTACATGAAAGACAACGCCGTTTTCAGTCCTTCGACATCGGCGGCAGGCGCGGGCGTGTCCTTGCTTGATATGAGAGATAAAGCTGTATTTTCGGGTACGCTGAACACTTCCAAAACCTTCTATAATATCACGATGGCGAACAACGCCGAGTTCAAAGGATCAAGCAGTACACGAAGCGGTTTTGTTATGCGGGGTAACTCGTTTGTGGCGTCCGGTTGTACCTTATCGGTAGCATGTAGAGGGTTACTAGTAATGAACGGAGATGCCCGCATAGAATCCGGCAACCTCGCCGCCGTAGGCTATATCACGTTAACGGGGAATTACAGGCAGACGGCTACTAAGACATGGGAGGGCAAACGTGTAATTGACTCGCAGGATGCACCGCAATACGATAATAACGTAAAGACACAATATGACTTTTAGCGATATTGTTTCCGCAGTAGATAAGTGGGCAGCCCGCGCGGGGCTTCCCGCCTATTTCGGTGACGAGTACGTGCGCAACCATCAGGCGAACGCCATCACCGGAGATTTCATATTTTGGGATGTGCCGGGCGGTTCGCGGGTGTACGGTGAAGTATCCGCCGATCCTTTAGGACTTGACGTACTGATACAGGTGTTGGGGACTTCCCACTACATGAAGGATCTAGCGGCGGAATTGGACGTGCTAGAACGGACGTTCAACGTTATAGAGTCCATCTCTAAGGAGGTTGTTTGCGAGTTCGGGGTGTCGCTGTCACGGATCGTGAAACGGGAAAACATATACGACTCTCAAAAGTCGGGATGGGAAATAACTTTCACATTAACAGATAATTAAGATATGGCAGTTAACCCGACTATTCAGATAGAAGTGTTGCTAACCAAATTGCGGGATGATATAGAAGCATCCTACATTGCAAAGGGGTTGAAGGCTTCCGGCAACTTCGCCGAGAACCTTAAACTAGAGATGAACGGCAACAACGCCAGGATCACCGCGCCGCGATACGTTGGGGCGATGGAAGGCGGAAGGGTGGCAGGCAGACGCCCGCCCGTTGCGATCATCCGTGATTGGATCATAGCTAAAAACAAGTTGGGCGCTAGCATCCCGCTAGAAGCCGCGTACCCGATCGCGAAGAAGATAGGCGAAGAAGGTATACGAGTCCCGAACAAGTACAACCCCGGAGGCGTTGTGTCTGACGTGCTGAACCCCGCGCGGGTTCTTAAACTACAAAACGAAATAGTAACCATAATACGTTACGCGATTATTGACACTTTAAATATCAAATAATGTTTATTTATATTCCTGTATCATACGAAACAATAGCAGCATCGACGGGTACGCCTACAATGTATAACGGGGCACTTCCGGTATGGTCTACTAGACCGATGGAAGTTGATATAACAATGGACGAGGGGTACGGGGTTACTCTGTATTTATGGCGTCTTACCGGAAGCGGTGCGCCAACGGAGGAGCATACACTAATACTCCCCTATTCTGCCACCCCCGTAACGGTTGACTTGTCATACACTAGCGTATTGTTTCCCGTATATGACCGTAGTAGATCATTTAACGGGGATACCTACGCTATTAGGATAGAATCACAATACAACGGTGCAAAGATTCAGATCCCCGTGGTTAACGCTGATATGACATTCGGGCAGATGCAAGGGGTTGAAGAAGCCTTGCCGCAACCGCCTAAGCCTAGAATCCCCTCAATATCGTCGGATCTGTTTGTATTGGGACAGCTTAACACAGTCTACCCGTGCGTAGCTACGCCCGTCACGGGGTATCAAGGCGGAGACACGATGCCCGTTACCATTACGAGCGGAAAGACGGTAGATATCTCTAATGTGAAAAAACTAGTGATATCGGATTACCCTAAACCCGGCGGGACGTATGAAGTAAACTACGAGGATCGTCTTTGGGATGATTCCGTTAATGATGACTCCTTATGGTGCGCACTGCGTATCCGGTGGAACATGCACAACGGGCAGTGGTATTGGGACGCGTTCAAATCATTCTTTTGGAGCAATAAGTTTACATACCTTAGAGGTCGCGGAGGTGTTACGGAACAGGCGGAAATAACCGTTAACCTGGAATACTCGAAAGAAAAATATACCGTATACCAACAGTTATTAGTATCATCCAACATCTTCGCAATGCTGAACATCGACGGTATTATGCAACACATGCAGAAAGAGTTCCGCCTAGACGTTGTAGGCGACACGGGCGCACGTTGGAACGGGAACGACCGCGTTTACCGTCAGCAGGTGAAGTTCCGCACGACAACACTGCAAGATAACTACGTAACAATAGGCCTGCCGGATTTGCCCGCACCCGCGCCCGCAGTAATTACGCAGAGCGTAGAAACGTCCAACATATCTAAAGTCAGTCAGGCGTTCATGTATAAGATCACTTCTAACGTTAACGCCCGCATAGAGTCATACCCTAGTTGGTGTACACCCTTTTTCCCCGAAGATGGGAAAATAGGTATAGGAACTACAAACGTGATATTCAAGGCGTCCGAGAATGCAGGGGGGCAACGTAGCGGTACTATTGTCATTCGTCGATTGGGCGGCGATGCGTCCGTATCCCACACCGTTACGCAGAGCGGAGAATTAGTGCCCGAATCTTTAGCGCTGACGCCGAACAATCTAAGTTTCCCATCAAGCGCCGAGATAAAGACGGTACAACTAGTAGCGTCCGAACCGTGGGCGATGTCATACAAGGACCCGTGGTGTAGCATAGCCCCCTCAAGCGGCGACGCAGGTACGTTCACGTTGAGCGTGGCATGTATCGCCAACACAGTAACGCCGCCCGCACAACGTATCGGAACTATCGAGATAACGGGCTTTGATTCGGGGGGTGTAGCGACTATAATAATATCGCAGAGCGGGAAGGCTACCCCGTTCGTATTCACGCCCGATCTGCCTATTATCCTTCCGGCGGGGAACTATGGCAACACCTTCGAGCTGAACGCGGCGCATCCGTGGACGCTCGAAAATCATTCCCCTACGGTTATAAACATATCACCGGAAACGGGAACGGCTAATCCGGCGGAAGATTTCCACCTGTTGGCGGCGCAGAATCCCGCGATTTACCCCCGTATGGCGTCTTTCCGTATAACGTCACAGTCTAGCAGTGATAGCCTTTTGAAGGGGTTTATACAAGAATCGCCGATGGGCGTACCCGACGCTTTGGTAGACCCCGTAGATATATCGGCGGATGCTACCCGTAAAGCGGTAATACGTATTGTAAGCGTAGGCGATTGGTCGGCGTCTCCTTCGGTTTCATGGTTGAATGTATTTCCTACGTCCGGTGCGGCGGGATGTCACGATATTATTGTATCTTTGGACATTAATAATACCGGAAACCTACGCGGGGGGTATATCTTTTTCGCCGTCAACGGGACGGAAAATGCCGCCACCGTATTAGTAAACCAACCATAATTAAACCTGTATGAATATAACGCAATTAAAGATTAACGGAAACATTATCGAAGGTCTAGAAGATTCTAGCGTTAAACTGTCAATTACTAACGTATCCCCCGTCACGATTACGGGGGATAGCGTTGCCTTTAGCGCTACACTGAAAGCGCCGAGAACGCCCGCAAATGATGCGACGTTTAAGGGGATGAACAAGGCATTACACAATTGCGCGTTTTATGAAGCGGAGCTAACGATAAGAACAGTACCGTTTTCGTATTACGGTTGGGTATCGAACAAGCCCGTAAAATTCTACGCCCGCGTGTCTGCCACACCCGAGGAGTATTCTATTAACCTTATAGAGGATACTGAAAAATGGGCGGACGTATCGAGACCGATAAACAAACCGCTAAAATCTGCGTCAGTAACCGATGAGGGGAGATCGCGCCGCGCCATAGACGTAGCGAATCTTATTAGGGATTATTTCAACTTCCCGCAATACGATCTTCCGCTATGCCGACCCGTATATAACACGGGAGTCTCCCCGGCAAATTCCGATATTCTACGCCCTTCTATTATCCTTAATACAGGTTCGCTGTCATGGCAGGTAAATGTAGCTAACGGGAATGTACAACTTATACCGAAGGAGTCGGCTAAGGGTCGCGGGGGGTACATATATGCGCCCGTTGCCGAACTAGTTATGGACGACTCAATGAAGTATCTAATGTCGGACGAATTCCCGAACAGGGCAGGAGGAGCGCCCGCCGGATTCCTCATACGTTCGGGCGAGGATACGCAGTTTTACATGATAGTGCAATATTTAGGGGCTGATCCCAACATAACCAAACCTACTATAACTATTAGGGGGAACTCTTCCCATTTAGGGCGCGCTATGTCATATTATGGAAGCATAACGCCTAACGTATGGATCTATAACACGCCTACAAACTTCGATCTAACCGTATACCCGAAGGTAGACAAATATTTAGAATTGGCTGCCACTATCGGAGGGGTAGAGCGTAATGATTACTTCAAATTTCCCGACGGTTACGCGCCTAGCGAGGTGTTCCAAACGGGCGATGGGCAATGCATATATGACGCTTCGATGCAGCCGGAATTCAACGTCGTACAGGGCGCGTTAATAGACTTCCCGTACCACGACGCGAAGAAAATAATAGATGACTTTTGCACCGCCTTCCAATGGCGAAGGATATACCGTGATGGCGTGTTGGCTATCGAGCCGATAATACACCCTAGTATAAGGGACAACAAGAGCGATGAAGCCGATTATATAATAGATTGGTCGGACAAGTTCGCCGGATTGGACGGCGTAGAAATACCGGACGAGTTCGCCGATCAATACATATGCTCATTGTCTGATAGGGTTTTCAGTTATGCGGGCGGGGCGGGTACACTGCAACCTGTAAAAGAGGCGTTCAAAAGTGGTATCCCGTATTACCCGTCGAGCGGAATGTTTCAGTACCCGCGCGTTGCGTTCGCTGACGTGTTCAACGGTGGCACACCTTCGACACGATACACAACATCGCTGCGTAATACTTATTACAGGTATATTAACAGGCACTTTGATCTGTTTTCTCCCCGTGTCCAGGTGAAGATTAAGGCTAACTTAAGATTCCCCGATATTCAGAACCTTCGGTTAGACAGGGCGTATTACTTTTCGCAGTTGGGCGGTTACTTCTATCTGAAAGCGTTAAACGAGTACGACGTATCGAAGGGAGACTGCAAACTGACTTTGTACAAATTAAAAATAGCTTAATATGGCAGACCAAGTTACATTATTAGATCTCAATTTCGGCACGAGTGAAGCCGAGAAAGGACTAGACGCCTTAATTGCGAAGAGCATAGCACTAGCAAAGACAAAGAAGGACTTACAAGCCGCATATGCCACGGAACAGAAGGCAATGCAGACCCTCAACCAAAACTATGCGGACGGACTCGTATCACAAGAAAAGTACGAAGCAGCCGCAAAGAAGTCCCAACGGGCACAAATAGAAATTCAAAAGGCGCTGTTAGACACAACGAAGGCACAGCAGCAGAACAACGCGGAAGTAAAGAGCACAAAGACGCTGTTAGACTCGCAGGCTACGAGCGTTAATGCACTGCGTGCGCAATTGGCTCTGAACACGGCGGAACTGAACAAGATGTCAGAAGCCGAGCGGACTACGAGTGAAGCGGGCATAAACCTTTCGGAGTCCACTAAAGCCCTATCGGACAAACTAAAGACCCTAGAAAGTTCTATCGGTGACAACCGCCGGAACGTGGGTAACTATGCCGAAGGTGTGAAAGAGGGTATCTTGCAGACAAACGGACTGACAGGCGCTACGGGCGCAATGGTAGGCGGGCTTAAGTCAAGCATCGGCGGGGTACAGGCGTTCAACGCCGCGTTAAAAGCAAACCCTATTATGTTGGTTGTGTCGGTTATTCTTCTTCTTATGTCTACCATCGAAAAACTAATGAACCGCAATACCGAGCTATCCACATCATTGAAAGCGGCTTTTGCCCCGTTCAAGGTGATATTTGAAAGGCTGTTAGATTGGATAACAGGGCTGTTCAAGGGCGTGGCGTGGGTTCTCGAGAACATTTCAAAGGGCGTTGTTTGGCTATTGGATAATCTAGGGTTGATATCGGAGGAAACGAAGAAGGCAGCCGCCACCGCCGCGCAACTAGAGAAGGAGACGCAGCGCATTTATCAAGCGGAGACGGACGCACTCGTACCGATGGCGCAGATGCGCCGCGAGATGGAAGAACTAAAGAACATCGCGGCGGATCAAACGAAGTCAGCGAAGGAAAGGCAGGATGCGTTACAGGCAGCGCAGGCGAAGTTACAGGAAATTAAAAAATCTGAACTCGATATATTAGAAGCGAAGTACAAGCAAATCAAGGCGCAAAACTCTTTATCATATACAAGCGCGGAGGATGCCCGGAAGGAACAAGAAGCGCTAGCGGCACTTGATGAGGCAAAGGCGAAATATGCCACGCAGGAAAAGGAAATGATCGGGCAGGTGTCCGGTATCGAGATGCAAGAACAAGCCAAACGGGCGGCGGCAGCCAAAGCGGCGGCAGACGCAAAGAAGAAGGCGGAAGAGGACAGGATAAAGGCAATAGCAGACGCGGAGAAGAAAGCGGCGGACGAACGGAAAGCCCAACAGGATCTAATTTTGAAGCAATACGGGGAAGCCGTAACAGCCCTACAATTAGACATAGCCGAGAAGGAGGTAGCGGGCGGACAAGCGACACTAGAGGAGCAAAAGCGGGTTATTGACGAACGGTTGGCAATGGAGAAGTACCGCCGCGATCAAAACCTTATAGGCGAGCAGGAATACAATAATAATGTACGAGCCATCAACCTAGAGTTTGCGCAAATGGTAGCGGACGACAACGCCGCACGTGCCGAGCAAGAGAAGAACCGTAAAGCCCTAGACCTGGAGAATCAGCGCATGTTAAACGATGCACTAGCCACTAACGATCTCGAGTCGCAGTTAGCGAGACTAGACGCACAGAAAGCAGCGGAGATCGCGAACGCCGAAGCCATAGGCGCGGACACGGCGGCGATTGAACAACGGTACGACATTCTAAAAGAGGAACGGAAAAAGGAGTACTACAACGCACAATTAAATATGGCATCCCAAACGGCTAGCCAATTGGCTAACCTGTTAGGGCAGGAATCGGCGGCGGGAAAGGCTTTTGCCGTAGCACAAGCTACGATTAACACGTATTTGGGAGCGTCTAAGGCAATAGCGGACGGCGGCTTTTGGGGTATCGCGCAGGCTGCAATAGTAATAGCCGCCGGACTCAAACAGGTGATGAGTATCGTTAAGACGAAAGAACCGGACACGAAGATATCAACCAACACGCGAAAGTTCGCGAAGGGCGGACAGATCTATGGCGCTTCCCATTCGCAGGGCGGTGTTACATTCACAGGCGACAACGGGCAACGTTTTGAAGCCGAAGGCGGCGAGAACGTGTACATTCTTAATAAGAAGGCTTCCGGCGCGATTAATGCGCTTAGTGCGCTTAATATGGAGTACGGAGGGCGTTCGTTTGGATCTTCCGGCGTGTACCGTTACGCGAATGGCGGTAAAATACAAGTAACCGGAAACGGATCCGTTTCTTTCCCGACTGACGTGACGCTATCCGACAATAGTCTGATGAAATTGGCATCCATAATGTACGATAGTGTTGCAGCCATCCCGAACCCACAAGTAGCCGTTACCGACATTAACGCGGAGAACGAGCAGTACAATAGCGTGATAGTGGCGGCGGGCGCGTAAATCGTCCGTGCCATGCCGCACGCATTTTAAATAAAATACTAATTTTGTAGCGATATGAAAAAATTTGAGAAATTAAGGATAATCGAAGCGGGCGAAACCGCCAACAGCTTAGAACAAGACGGAAAAAACTATAAGATAGTCATTTCCGCCGAATGCTTCCCGTCTTTGGTCGAGCTAGGGAACGCCCGCCCGATTCACGCGCGCCGGACTCATAACGGAAACGATTTGTTAGACGGGTATATAGGATACTTTGAGAATTTCCAATCGGATGAAACGGCGGTGTACGCGGATCTTATTTTGTCCGAAGCCCTAGAAAAGGCGTATCCGTCCGAATTTACTTTCATGGCAACAATGATCGAGAAAGAACCCGAACTTTTGGGCGTTTCAGTAAATCAATTAGACATTAAAGAATTCAACGATGAAACATTAACGGCAAACGTTATACAGGTTACAGAGCTATTCAGCGCGGATTTGGTAGGATTACCCGCCGCAACATCATCTTTATTTAATAACAATTTTAATCAAAATGAAATGAGTAAATTTTTTACAAAGCTAGCATCTTTGTTGTCGGCTAAAAAGACCGAGCTAGCAACGGAGACCGTTACAACAAAGGATGGGGAAGTGCTTACCATCATTGCAAAGGGGGAAAGCGCTGATCTAGGGGACGAAGTACACGACGCAGAAGGCAACCCCGTACCGGATGGCGACTATTACGTTTCAATCGGAGAAGGTGAGGACATGATTTTGTCAGTCATTGACGGAAAGATTTCCAACGTCAAAGAAGTTGAGGACGAAGCCAAACGGGAAGAGCAGGAAAGTGGCGACGAAATGGCAGACGATGAGAAGCCGGAAAACGAGAAGAAAACCCCGACGCCGGAGGAACTTTCTAAAGCGGTAGCCGCAGCAGTAAGAACCGAGATGGCGAAATACACCGCAGAACTCGCAGCGATCCGCACGCAATTGGGAAGAAAAACACCCGTTCCCCCGGCGGGCAAAACAGAGGTAAAGACCGAGAAAAAGACCGGGACGAAATTAAGCCGCGAAGCGGTTCAAGCGGCATTCAGAGCCAACAGAAAGAAATGGTAAATCAATAACAATTTAAAACTATAAGATTATGGCTTTTACATTTACAGATTTAAACAAACTGAACATCGACACATTAAACGATGTTATTTCCTTGACACTTAACGAGGATGAAGCGCTCCAACGTAACATTACCGTTATGTCCGGTATCGAGAAGGGCACACCCGTAGTTACGTTCAAAGCAGCAGACAAGGCAGTGCGCCGTTCTTCGGGCTGTGACAGCGAATACAAATATAGTTCAATGGTCGACAACGTGAAGTATTACGACCACGCGCAGATAGAATTACCTATCGTTGTGTGTCTGCAAGACCTTTGGGGTAAAATGGTTGCAAAAGGTGTACATTTGTCCGACGATTTTGACCAAACTACATTAGCGGCGTTCATGCAGAATGAGATCCTCCGCGTATTGGCGGCTGATATGTTGCGTCTTTCATGGTTGGACGGGCTTAAGACTTCCGACACAGAGGGCGAATACACAGTATTTAAAAACGGCGGTATTATCAAGCAGGCGCAGACGTCTACTATCAGTATCAAAACCGTAACACCGGGTGACACTGACGACATTTTAGCAAAAATGAAAGCTTGTATCGACGATCAACGTTCCGATATCAGAAGCAAATGCGAGTTCTTCGTAACTAGCAATATTATGCGTGCATACAAGAACCTTCTGCAAAGCAAGGACAACACAACCGCGCAAATGATCCTTGAGGATGGCAGACCCGTTTATTTCTTGGAAGGCTACCGCATTAATGAGATGGAACACGTTTCGGCGTCTGCCAAGAATGACGCTCTTACTACGCAGACTATTATTGCGTTCACTCCGAAAGACAATATCCAATTAGCTCTAGAGGACGCTAATCTGTCTATTTCTCCGTTCATTCGCGATGCAAAAGACCGTAAATATTACAGTACCACTGTATTTGCGGCCGATGCAATGTTAGCAGTACCCGATTATTTGCAGCTTGCAGTAGCCGCAACAGCGTAACGAGTAATAACATTTAAAATACTAACTAAATGGCATGTATTAAAGAACTAAATAACGCAATATCCTACGACTGTCAAGGCGGTACGGTGAACGTTGCGGAATTGTACCTTATTAATCGGTCACAGGTTAGTGCATATACTTTGAACGCGGGATCTGATACGATGGATACAATAACACTCACTTCGGGGGCGAAAACCGTTCCCGTTGAGTGTTACAAAGCAGGCGTTAAAGTGGTTGAAGCCCTTAAATCGGGTGATATGAGGGCGGGTGTAGACCAGTCCTTAACTTTCACCCTATACAAAAAGTCGGGCACGGATGCACTAATTGTTAAAGCCCTGTTATCGGGGTCATTCATGGCGGCGGTAAGGTTCGCGGATCTGAACGCTGATAAACAGATATTAGGGGTCGTTTCCGGTTTGGAGATTTCCCAATTAGACACTGATTCAAGCGCAAACGGAGGGTTCACAACCGTAACTATCAAGACGCCGGAAGATGCTATCGGGGAATCTCGCATGAAACTAGATGATGCCGCATGGAATACTATTGTAACCGCTAAATTACTGTAATTATGGGATGTATAAGTAAATTAAACAAGGCGATTCTAGCGAATTGCCAAAACGGCGCGGCGGGTATCGAAGAAATGATACTTATTAATTCTTCGGATGTTTCCACCGTAGCAGTAAGCGCGGGCGTGGTAACCCTCACTCTAGCAGGTGCGGGCGTATTGGTGGAAGGGCTTAAGAAAGCCATCAACGCAACGGAAGAACTTAAGACAAACGACAATGCCCCAACGGCGTTAACACAGTCCGTAATATTCACCGTGTACAATAAGGATGCGAACGCCGCCGTAATCGTTAACACGATTCTTAACGGTCGCTTCATTGCACTTGCTAAGATGAAGGAAACAGGCGTTTACCGGGCTTATGGCGTAACCTATGGAATGGAATCTAATGCAGTTTCGGAGGACGCGAACGCAAACGGGGGCTATACCACCATCACGCTAGCAACGCCCGAAAATGTTTTGGGAGAAATGAGATTAACATTAACTAAGGCGCACTATGATTCAATTCGTACGGCGGCGGTAAAAGCTTAATAATATGGCTTGTATTAAGAAATTAGATAAAGACATACTTTTCGATTGCGCGAACTTCGCAGTTATCGGGGGAGTGGGGAATGTGGACGAGCTAGTATTATTAAACTCCGAGGACATTTCTACAATCTCCATAGTAGACGGCGCTGCCACCGTGACGATGAAAACGGGAAAGAAGGGCTTCACAGCAAATTCGATCCGTAATTCAATCTCTTACACGGACGGTATCAAGACTAGCGAGGTTGCGCCTAACATGGAAGAACATAATATCGTCATTAAATTGATGTCTACCAATACCGTGGACGCGGCTAGCTTTTCAGTTCTTCGTCAGCAATTGTTAGGCGGAAACTTCCGTGCGGCGTTCAAATCGACTACTACGGGATTGTACTACCTTGCCGGGGCATTGGCAGGATTGGAAGCAAGCGACCTGGCAACTGACAGCGCTACGGACGGGGTTACTACCATCACGTTGAAAACCCCCGATGCATCTTTAGGCGATACATTGGCGGGGCTGACAAAAACCGCCTACGATAAATTAAAAGTTGCGGCGGTTTAGTCGCAACTTAGTTTTAAACCGATTAAATAAATTAATATGTTGACAAATATAGGACAGATAATTGCGCTTTGCATTCGAATGACAAATCTAAAGTTGGAGGCGTCATGTGGTTTTGACAGACAGTTCGCAAAGAAATGGTACGAGAACGAATATGTAACAGGCAAACACGTCCGTTACGTTATGAAGCCAAACCTTACCATCAATTCACACGAGGACGGTAAAGTATACCGCGCTTTCAATTGCGACGACGCGAAGGCGCTCGAACTCATGGAAAAAGAACCCGCATACCGTGATTACTTTATTGATTTGGAAGCGCCCGCCGTTACGATCCCCGAACTAGGCGAACCCGTTGAACCCGTTGAACCCGTTGAACCCGTTGAACCCGTTGAACCCGTTGAACCTGTTGAACCTGTATCCGAGTTGAGCGAGGAGGAGGCGGCGGCACTTAAGCGTAGCGAAGCTGCGAAGAAAGCGGCAGCCACACGCGCGGCAAAGAAGGCAGCAGCCGAAGCGGAAGCCGCAGATCTAGCAGAGTTTGACGTAGAATAATAAAACCCATAGCGTAATGATAACTAGAAAGAGAGTAGAACTCTTAGTAAGAAAAGCGCTTAACTTACAGCCCCGGCAGAGTGAAGGGGTTGTAAGTTATGACAGCGATAATTTGTACCCTCAGCGATTGAACGACCTAATAGATGCTAGTAAGACGGCGACCGCGTGTTGCGAGAAGGCACAGGAAAACATCATTTGCGAGGGGTTTTTAAATGAAGAGTTTGCAAACATCACGAACGGTCACGGCATGGATATGAACGACGTTTTGGAGTTCATAGCGTCCGACATTCCGCGCTTCCGTGGTTACGCTCTGATAGTTCAATACGGTGGAGACTATAAGCCGCGTGCGGTTTATCCCGTACCGTTCGGTTACGTCCGCGCGGTTCTCAATGATGACTACATAACCAATTCGGTAGTAAAGAAATGGCTCGTGTTCAACAATTGGGACCGGGAACGTATCAAGTCTACAAACGTATTCGAGACGGGGAAAATATACCCGACATTCAACCCCGATAATTTTGCTAAGGAATGCGAAGAGTACGGAGGAATCGAGAATCACCCCGGACAATTATATTATGCTAACCTTTCCACCCGCGCCCCCTATCCTATCAGTCCGTTTCATGCGGTACAGTCAGAGATGGCGGCGGAACACGGGAACGCCCTGTATGTAGAGAATGTATTAACAAGAGGCTTCCATGCATGCAGCATCGTTTCGCACGGTGATTTTGAGACCGACCAGGAACAAGACGCGTTCCGGGACGCTATACGTGATATGATGGGAGTAGAAGGATCGGGCGCGGTATTGGCGGTACGGGATACGGCGGTAGGGATATCGGATAAACCGTTTATCCGCGTGGATAACGTAGGTACGCCAATAGAATCTAATCTATATATAGCCTATAACGAGCCGTTGCGCAAAGATATTGCGGTAGCCTGTTATAATGTGCCGATCCCCCTCATTGATTCTTCGCTTATTTCGTTCTCGAATGCTTCGGGCGAGGTTATCAAGGAGATGCAGAAAGTTTACCGCCGTTCCTTAGATAAGGTACGTATGAGAATATCCCGCGACTTATCATATATTTTTGGTTTTGATATATCAGTTGCCGAGATACGTAACGACCTGGAGGATGCACCGGAAGCAACCGCACAGACCACAGAACAACCCGAAATAACAGAGTAATATGGCATATCCAATACAGAGATTAAGAGAATTGTTTAACGTCGCAGCAGACGTTAAAGATTCAGACCTAAACAAGGCTTTCTATGAAGCCGACCAACTCGACACGCGCCCGCAGATATGTGTTACATATGAGGCGTGCCCCGAATTGTACAAGAAGGACGGTGCAGAGTTTACCGGATTGGATACGATCCTGTGTTACTACGCCTTCGCGCGGTATCTGCAAACAAGCGAACAACAGAGCACCGCTTCCGGCGTGAAGATACAGAACTATTTAGGTAGTTACATAGTGCCGGACATAAACAAGGCTAAACGGTTTGAAGCGGAACGGGGTAAAGCCGATTTGTTTATAGTACCGCTAATAGCCGCGATGCGGAAAGCGGGATTCATTGAGAATTGCGAATGTAAAAATGTACAAGCACGAATATGTTTAATAAAGTAATGGACGGAATTTTTGATATGTTGCGAATCTCATTTTTTGCGTTTATTCTATCAGTAGCCAATGATGTTAAAACTTTTTTCGGATTGATTATATTGTTCGGTATCCTCAATTTTTTAGTCGGGCTTTTTGCCGGACTGAAACAGGGAGAACATTATAGCCACCGGAAGGCGTTCCATGCATTCTTTGAGTATGCGATAGCCGCCGTAGTTATAGGATTCACGGCGGCGGCGGCTAGGCTGATAGAACCCGCCGGAGATTACACCGCTATATTGCGGCTACTTACTACGTTGTTTGCGCTCGTCTACGCTAAGAATATTATTCGTAATTTCAAAGTATTGCAGCCGGATAATGAATTTATTGAGATATTGGACATGATTATTAACACGAAATATTTGGATTTCACCAAAAACGTAAAAAATGGCAAATTTCACTTTAAACGAGTTGATGGCATCAACTACGGCAACGGCGAAAAAGATAAGCAACCAACCGGATGCGATTCAGAAAGCGAACCTACTAAAACTAATTGAAAAGGTATTGCAGCCCCTTCGGGACGCCTACGGCAAACCGATAATCATTAATAGCGGATTCCGTTCCGAAGCGTTGAACGCGGCAGTAGGCGGAGTAAAGACGTCCCAACATGTAAAAGGACAGGCGGCGGACATAACGGGTGGAAGTCCGGCGGAGAACAGAGTACTGTTTAACCTAGCGCAATCGCTTAATCTCCCTTTCTGCCAACTGATTGATGAGAAGGGGTACAGATGGATTCACATAAGCTATGACGAGAACAACGTTAAACGTCAAATCTTACACCTATGAACAAGATACTGTTAATCGCCGCGCTAGTCCTAGCGGGTTTAGTGGCGTTCCTCACCGGAACGGTAAAGAGGCAAAAGGCGGAAATTTCACGGCTAGATAACAACATTACAGCCGTGACGGAAACCGCCCGGCAGTACAAGACGAAGGCGGGCGACAATGCCGAAGAGGTGCGCCGCCTCACCCTTAAGCATTCAGAACTAGAGCTGTTTAATGCAGACCTAGAGAAGAAAGTTAGGGAAATGGGCATCAAATTAAAGAACTTACAGGCGGTTAACCGGATGGAATCCGAGACGAAAATAGTCGTTACCGTTCCGAACGTGAAGCCGGAAACGAATAAAAGTGTTAAATCAGTTAACAGATTCGCACATTACTTCGACGGATGGAATGACGTAAAAGTTGAGAGCCGCCCGGATTCAACAAAAATTGAGGTTAAAAATGTCGATACGCTAGATGTAGTTACTCATGTGAAACAAAAACGCTTCTTGTTTTTTCGTGTCGGAAAGCCGATACCGAAGACCACCGTTTCAAATAAAAACCCGAAAACGGAGCTGCATTTACGATTTTCGGCTGAAATTGAATAGACATCTATTACGTTTTGCCAAAATGCGATTACACTTAACACGCTATAAATAAGGCGTTTAACATAATTGTGTAATTGCGAAAGGTTTTTTATCTATTACACCTAACACCGCTATAAATCAAATAGTTATATCAAGTGTAATAGATGTAATAGATATAATGGGGTGAACTTATAAACGGAATATTATTTTTGTATATACTTTCCACATAATTATGAGTTCCACATTTACCTTTTCGTTTATACTTCCATAGAAAAATGCGATGACATCTATTACAACGCGCCTAACGTGCAATAAATTAGCGCATTAGGCGTATTTGTTCAAAATTACACCACTATTACACCCCCGAAACGTTAATAAAACGTTAAAATCGAAAGTTTTTTGGTATAATGTTTGGTATTCCAAAAATAAGCCGTATCTTTGTCAGCAGTTAAGGGAATGAGAACGCCGCTAATCGTAACCAAAGGGCGTGAGTCGGGAAACAAGGATAGTACCCAAGAGCATTTTAAAATACCGGAGTGGTCTCCACTGAAACGAAGCTATACGACCGTGACCCTTAATTACAACTGAAAAGTCCAACAAAGTAAATAACTCTATTCCGCAGCGCGGAGAATCGAATTAACACTACCTGTATGGCAACGAAAGACATTAATGCCCTGTATCGGTTCTTTTACGATGCAGTGAGCAAGGAATTAAAAGAGCGGTCATTCGCAGAGTTGAAAGATAGTTTTGGCACGGGTGGCGGTATCTCGATTGTGAAGGTTTTCAAGCACTACGCAGTACGGGAACTAGCCGGAGAAAAATTTAAATACAGTATCCGGGGCGACATTCTAAAAAATGCGGGGCTTTATTCCCGAACATTCGAGAACGCCCGCCGCCGTGCCTTCACAGACTTTTGCCTGCGTTATGACAACAAGAAGATTATTAAACCAAAATTAGATCAAAATGGAAGAATTGAAAAACGAAGCGCCCGAGCGAGGCAGATTATTAACCGTAGCGCAAGCCGCCCGCATGGTGGGCGTAACTGAAAATGCCCTCCGTTATCAATTACGGATCGGGAACATTACCGAAATTAAAAACGCATTAGGAAAAATCCGTGTATCTGAAACTGAAGTGTTGAACAAGTACAAATTTTAAAATTATGAAAGTATCATTTGAATTTACAACCGAGAACGAAAACCGCAGCACCATGTTGCTAGTAGCTGAATTTTGTAACGCTTTAGCGGGAAATGTAACGCAGCCCGTTTTTAGCCCCACAGTTGAACCGGAGGCTAAAAAACAACCCATTAAGACAGTGGCGGAAATAATCGCCGAGGAGAGAGCGAAAACCGCATCTATGAAGGCGAAAGCGCCCGCAGTGGAAGAAACCGGGGAAGATGTAACGGAACAACCCGCGCCGCGACAAAGATCGAGAAAGAAGGCGGAAGCCGTAGCCAAACGCACCACAGAAAAAGAAGACACCGAGAAATTGGAAGCGGGACTCCCGGAAGAGACCGACCGACTGACAGCCGAAGCCGCCAAATTAGAGGCTAAACGGGTAGCAGAAGAAGCCATGGCAGCCACCGAAGAAGCGGCAGCCGTGGATGACGAAGCGACCGAAAAAGACGAAGCCGCCGCACCGGAACAAACACCGCTAACCATTAAAGATTGTAGAGACCTGGCGATGCAGGCACTTAACAAGCAGCGAAAAGATCTCATACAGGAGGCATTCGCAAAAGTGGGATGCCCTAATTTCCCTGCCCTTGAAAAGAAGCCCGAAATGTTCGCTACGTTCATGGAACACATTAAAACAGGTCTCAATGAATAATCACAGCGAGCGTTCACACGCTATTCTTTCACCTAGCAGCGCGAAGATGTGGCTTAATTGCCCGCCATCCGCGCGGCTAGCGGAAGAACTAGGCAGCAGGGACAGCGTATACGCCGAAGAGGGAACATTTGCCCACGAGATGGCAGAATACGCGTTAAGTCAATACCTTGACGGGAAATACGATATAATGGATGAGTTGCCGATAGCGGAAGGCGCGGAGGGTAACAAGTACTTTAGCCAGGAAATGGTACGGTACGTGTCCGAGTATGTAGACTTCGTAATATCGGAGCACTACGAGATGCAGAAAGCAGGATCGCACGCGGGTATGCTGTTAGAGTCGAAGGTTGATATATCCAAATATGCGCCGGAATGTTTCGGAAGTGTAGACGTTCAACTGATATCGCCTACGGAGATCCACATTATCGACTTGAAGTACGGCGCAGGCGTTAAGGTTTACGCAAATGGAAATCCGCAAATGATGTTGTACGCGCTAGGTTGCTACGAATCACTAACACACGCCTCCCAAAAGAAAATCAAGACCGTTAAAATGACAATAGGGCAATGCCGTCTAGCACACTACGATAGCGTAGAGATGCCAATAAACGATTTACTCGATTGGGGCAAAGGCGAAGTTACGGAAAAGGCTAAAACGGCGTTCGCCGGAAAAGGTGATCTTAATTGTGGCGATTGGTGTAGGTTTTGCCCCGCACGGGCTATATGCCGGAAGCAATACGAAAATGTAGTATCTGATTTTGAGAGCTACAACGATCCCAAACTTATGACGGATGCCGAAATAACCGGAATGATCGGCAAGATAGACGAATACAAGTCCTGGTTAGAGGCGTTGAACCGTTACGTGTATGATGAAGCGTTGGCGGGTAAAAAGTGGGAAGGTTACAAGCTTATCGAGGGCAGAACTACCCGAAAGTTCACCGATACGGAAGCCGTAGAAACCGAGCTGTATTCGCTAATGTACAAGCCGGAAGAAATTCTAAAGCCTTCCGAGTTAAAGAGCTTAACGGAGCTTGAGAAGATGATAGGAAAACGGAAGTTTGCCGATACGTTGGGGCAATTCATCACTACTAGCGCCGGACTGCCTAAACTAGTACCGGAATCGGCGAAGGGGAAAGAGTTTAGCGCGCTTAGTGATTTCGATGTAGAATAATATTTTAAAAATAATTCCGAAAATAGTTGGTATTCTAGATAAAACGCTTACATTTGCAATATCAAAAACCAATTAAAGTATTAAAGTTATGAAAGCAAAGTTATACAGAGTACGAATCGTGAAAATAGTTAATAATCACTATGTAGACCTTAAGGAGGAGGTTGTAAATAACACATCAAAGAAAAAGGCAGTAAGTTCTGTTTTATCAGAAAACGAAGGCTATCAGCTTTATTCAGTGGATATTATATATTAATTAAAACCAATTTAAAAATTTACAGTTATGGGAAAGAAACTAATTTTAAAGAATGTGAGATTTTCGTACGTGCGTGTTTTCGAACCGCAACAGTTCCAGGGTGTGGGAGAGTTCAAATACAGTGTTGTCGTACTGATTCCTAAAACGGATACCGAGCAATTGCGGAAGATCCGCGAAACGATCGAAGCCGAAACTAAGGAGTTCATCACGTCACACCCGAAACTCAAGGGAACGAAGCCGGAAGTATGGAGCAACCCATTGCAGGACGGCGACAAATCAGATAAAGCCGGATACGAGGGTATGTATTATCTTAACGCTAACCGATTGGAAAGACTAGGGAAGCCTATTGTAATAGACCGCCACAAAAAACCGATTGAAACGAAGGAGGAAATGTATTCCGGTTGTTGGGGCGTAGCTTCGTTATCCGTTTTCGGTTATTACTCTAGCGCCAAAATGGCGGGCGTAGCCGTAGGGCTTAATGGTTTGCAAAAAGTTACGGACGACGATAGATTAGACGGCGGGGCGAGCGCGAGCGACTTCGAAGATTACGGAGACCAAAACGACCTATTGAAGGATTTCGATTAAATTATTATAGTACTAACAATTAAATTAATTATTAACCAATCTGATTTTTAGACAAATGTGAATAAAGCCGCACCCGAGTAGAAGCGGGTGCGGCCTTACTTTTTAAAAACTGAAAATATGAAACCAATTTTTATAGATTTTGAAACGCGATCCGGTGAGGATATAAAGAAGGGCGGGGCATATAGATACACGCAATCGCCCGACTTTGAAATACTTCTGACCGGCTACGCGGTAGGTGATGGAGATGTAATACTAATAGACCATGCTAGCGAGGATAAAGATGAGTTCAACAAATGGAAAGCGTTCCTATCGTTGATAATGGACGAGCAATACACCATAGTAGCGCACAATGCCCAATTTGAACGGCTCTGTTTGCGAGCCTATGGAGTTGAGATTCCGGCGCGCCGGTTCTTTTGCACCGCATCACTAGCTTTATATGCAGGCTTCCCCGAATCACTGAAAGGGCTATCCGCCGCGCTGAAGCTAGAAGAAGGGAAGAAGGGCACGGGGCTAGCGCTGATTAAGTTCTTTTGTGTCCCGCAAAAAGACGGAACGTACAACAGCCCGGAGGACTACCCGGATAAATGGGAAGAGTTCAAAGACTATTTAAAGTACGACGTACTTTCAGAACGTGAAGCATATAACCGCCTTAAATACGTTAAGTTCCCGCAGTCGGAAATAGAAGTATATCAGTTAGACCAGGACATTAACGACAACGGTATAAAGATCTCCACCCGCCTGGCGATGAATGCCGAGAGACTGAACAACGAGTTTTGCGCCGAGCTTTCTAAACGCGTTTGCGACCGTTACGGTCTGACTTCGTTAAAGTCTACGCCACAGTTAAAAGAGTTCATCCTAGAACGCACGGGGCGCGCCTATGATTCATTTCGGAAGGGAGATATACAAACAATAATGGAAGAGTGCGGAAGTGAAGACGTAAACGAAGTGTTGGGCGCTCGTCTGATCTTGAACAAGACAAGTAACGCGAAGTATTCTGCAATGTTGGAATGTGTTTGCGAGGATGGACGGGTACACGGTTTGTACCGATATTATGGGGCGGGTAGAACCGGACGATTTGCCGGGCGATTGGTTCAAATGCAGAATTTACCGCGCAACTATATACACATGTTGGACGAAGCCCGTGAGGACGCCATTAATATGGATCTAGGAGCTTTTGAAATGTTTTGGGGCAATGTGCCCGATACACTTTCCCAACTTATAAGAACGGCGTTCGTAGCCCCTACGGGCACTGTTTTTCATGTGGCGGACTATTCGGCTATCGAAGCCCGCGTACTAGCTTGTCTAGCCCGCGAGGAATGGCGCATGCAGGCTTTTAAAGATAATAAAGACATTTATGTTGTATCTGCATCAATGACTTTCGACATGCCCGTAGAAAAATGCGGGAAGGGAACGCCGTACCGCCAACAGGGAAAAGTCACAGAGCTAGCACTAGGGTATTCGGGTTGGGTAGGCGCTATGGCGGCTATGGACTACGACAACGCCATTAATCCCGATCATTACAAAGATATCATACTTAAGTGGCGCGACGCATCACCGCGTATCGTGGAATTTTGGGATGCTCTAGATACGAGTGCAAAACTTTGTATCCGCAACAAACGTACGGTTGACGTAATCCGTTACGGCGTTAAGGTGTGCGCGTTCGAGTGGTTTACGGAAAACGATTCGCTTGCTATCCTGTTACCTTCCGGTAGACGGTTGTTCTATCCGTTTTGCCATCTAAAGACCAAAGAAGTGAACGGAAGACCGCGCGAGGTCATTTCGTACATGGGGCAGGATCTTATGGGAAAATGGGCGGAACTTGATACATATGGAGGGAAGCTGACCGAGAACATTACACAAGCCGTTTCCCGTGACTTGCTAGTAGCAGGGATGCAGCAGATTAACAAACGTTATCCTTCGGTTAAAATAGTAGGGCATATCCATGATGAAACGGTTAATGAAACTCCTTTAGATCCGTTTGGAGAGCCGGAAGTAAGCTTGCAAGAGATATGTGCCGCTATGGCTTTTGTGCCCGATTGGGCGAAAGATTTTGGATTCCCGCTAAAAGCAGAGGGATTTACTAGCCCTTATTACAAAAAAGATTAATACATTTGCGATCTTATGGAAAAGAAATATTATATATCAACCGCCGGGAGTTCCGCTTCACTCAAATGGAAGGGTACACGGTTAACATGGGGCGAGTTCGTCTCAAAACTGAATGTGCCCGTTATCACGGGGGAAACTATCAAGGAGTTCGACCGCTTGGATAGACCCGCTAAAGCATCACTTAAGGACGTAGGCGGATTCATGGCGGGCGAATTGTCCGGCGCTAGACGTTTGAAAAGCGCCGTAATATCCCGTAGTATGATAACTCTAGACGTAGACTACGGGGATGACTTTTTCCCTATGGAGTTCGAAAGCATTTTCCCGAACACCGCCGCCGTGATATACGGCACACGTTCCGACCGCCCCGCGTCGAGAAGATTCCGGTTAATAGTTCCGTTGGATTCCGATCTGAACCCGACCGAATACGAAGCCGCCGCGCGGAAGATGGCGGAAAGGTTAGGAATAGACTTGTTTGATCCGACCACGTTCCAACCCGAGCGAATGATGTATTGGCAATCCCTTTCAAGCGACCAGGAAAAGGCGTTCACCGTTCTAAGCGGCGAGCCGATAAGCGGGCGCGCCCTGTTGGCGATGTATGGTGACGGTGAAGAGTGGAGAGACATCCGTAATTGGACGTTCCACAAGGACGCCGACAAGGAGATGCGCGCGATCGCTAATAAGGCGATGGCACAGAACCCGACCGAGAAAGGCGGTTTGGTAGGCGCATTTTGCCGTGCTTACACGATCCCGGCGGTTATTGATAAATACCTTTCGGACGTATACGAAGAAGCGGGCGAGGGGCGTTACACGTACAAGTTAGGGACTAGCGCGGCGGGCATGATAGTTTTTGATGATGTGTTTTGCATATCCTTCCATTCAACCGACCCGATCAACGACGGGCACATGTACAACGCGTATGACCTTGTACGGGTGCACAAGTTCGGGCACTTGTCGAAAGAAGACAGCACAAAGGAGATGAACAAACTAGTTTGCGCGGATAAGGAATGCGTACGCGATCTAGTCGCGCCGGATGCGTCCGACTTCGACGATTACGGGGACGATGTTAAAGCCGATGAAGTGGAAGACGCCGCCGAAATGGCTTGGGATCTAGACAGCAAAGGAAACAAGATAACCACTACCCGCAACTTCGTTAACGCGTTCAAATCGGATGCGCTTCTTAACGGTTTGCTAGGTTATGACGATTTCCGTGATACTATCGTTTACCTTCGTTCTCCGTGGTTCTCCAAAGACTTGAAAAAAGGCGATCTATTGGATGACGGCGCATTGTCCCTCATCCGCGCCCGCATCGAAGAATTACACAGCATATACCATAAGGACAAACTAATAGACGCCCTAGAGGTAGTAAGCAAGGAGAACGCATTCCACCCGATTAAGGAATATCTTAGAGGTTTAAGATGGGACGGCGTGCCACGCGTGGATACTTTATTAATTGATTTCATGGGGGCGATAGACTCCGCGTATGTCCGTGAAGCGACCCGCAAAATGCTAGTTGCAGCCGTAGCCCGTATATTTGAACCTGGTACTAAGTTCGATACTGCTTTAGTAATGTACTCCGGTCAAGGCGTGGGAAAGTCCACACTTATACAGAAGCTAGCAAAAGGTTGGTTCAACGACTCGTTAACTGATCTATCCGGTAACAAGGCGTACGAGTCTATTCAGTACTCATGGATCGTGGAGCTAGCCGAATTGTCTGCCATGCGCCGTAGCGACGTGGAAGCCACGAAGAACTTCATAAGCAAGCGCGAAGATACGTACCGTGCCGCATACGCCCGCAGGGTTAAAACCCATAGACGGCAGTGCGTGTTCTTCGGGTCTACCAATGATAACGAGTTTCTGAAAGACGCCACCGGAAACCGCCGTTTCTTTCCCATTACCGTATCGAAGAACCCGAACACGCATAAGATATTCGAAAAGGAATTCGATGAATACGTTGACATGATTTGGGCGGAAGCCGTAGAAATGTACATGAACGGGGAAAGCCTCATCTTATCGGGAAGCGCGGAAGCCGAAGCGGACGGAAGCAGGGACGAATTTACCGAGAAGTCCCCGATGTTAGGAATCATAGAGGACTATTTAGATACCTTGTTTCCGGCTGACTACGAAGAACGGCAGCTACCACAACGCAGGGACTTTTTAAACGGATCTTTGGGCGAGATCGGAACAGAACGCAAAGACGAAGTTTGTTTGCTGCAAATTTGGTGTGAAGCGCTAGGAAAAGACAAGTCCGATTTTAATTCCATGCGTGCCCGCGAGCTATCCAATGCAATGAAGATGTTGCAAGGTTGGGAGCGCGGAAGGCAAAAAAGATTTAAATTATACGGGGCGCAGGCATTTTATAGGCGTGTTACCGAATGGGGCTAGATAAAATGCTTATATTTGCAACTCTATAAATATCTCACCATCTTTAAAAATTGAGTGATACTTTTTTGGTTTTTCAGTTATGGAGTGCGGGCGTTGTGAAACGGTCGCATTTTTACTTTTGCACTATTTAACAAAAGATTTTCCGAAAAAGTTTGGTATTCCAAAAATAAGCCGTATCTTTGCAATATCAAAATAACCAAATAAAGTATTACAGATATGAAGAATAAAAAGTTTATCGTAGGAACTAGCGTAATAGTAACGCTAAGAGATGGCAAAGAGATTCACGGAAAAATTGTGAGCGTTGACACTAATCTATGTACATGGGAAGAAGGAGAATACAGTGTCGATTATGTAAAGGAGGGAAAGCTTTGGACTATTATAGGCGTTCCCGCCTCTAACATTAGACTAGCATGAAAAGCGACGCCAGAACATTGGACGAGCGGGAACTAAAAGCCCGCCGCCGCTTTTGGAATAAAAAGGGGTTCTTCTGCGAGCCTACTAAGAAAGCCATTGAACGGGACTCGATGCGTATGCAGAAGTTAGTTAAGGCGATGAAGGGTTACACCGCAGAGGATATTAGACGGATAAATAAAACCCCGTACTACATGCGCCGTAATGATCGGAACAACAATTATATAATGATCGCAACGGCTAGACCTTCCGACATTGAACATGCTATATTAACTTTTAAAATTAGATGATATGAAAGCGAAATTTATCATTTACACCATTCTTTGGAGTGTGTTTTTTATTCTTTATATATTGGCATTCTGCCAACCAACAACCAATTTTTAAGTATGGAGTATACTAGCTGTTATTACCGGATATTACAATATACCGTAATATCCGAGGACGGAACGAGAACCGTTCATCGCCCTACCTTTCGAAAAGAAGCTACCAACCTGGAAGCCGAGCGGGCTATGTTACAAACATTGCACCGTGGTAAAATTATCTTTGTTTATGAATCAATCCCGTATGGGGACTAAAAATTAAAATTATGACAGATAGATTAATGTATAACAGTTTCAGATGCCACACGCCGTGGTTATCAACCGAGCAAAGGAATAAGGTACTACCAAAGTATATCCTTTATGTCGAGAGAAGGTGGCTAACACTAGGAGAAAATGCCCTGCTACATGAACCGCGTATCCTTACTGACAAGGAATACCTAGAGATGAAACAGCAAATATTTCCTAACCGAATTACAGGGTGCCCCATATTAACGGACTATCTTTCGGGCGGAGTTCTTAACGAGATTATGAAAGATGAAACGAACGCTTATCTAAGGACGTTAAGGGAAGAGCGCAAAAGCCCTTCGAAAGGTTTCCCCATTGGTGCATACGTTACGCAAATCAAAGACGGCGAAGGCGGTGTTTACCGCATCACCGAACCCCTGGACGAAGATGATTGCCAGATGGCGGAAAGAATCGTACCACGCCGATATAAGAACGGAAAACGGGGGATCAACGAGGCGATCTCGATGGCGTGCCTTTCACCGGAAATATTTCGAATTATCTCGCCGGAAGAGATGAATGAGAAACTAATAGAATTTATAAGATTTATAAAATGTGCGAAAGATGAGTAACAAGAAGAAGTTAAAAAGCAAAGACGGTGCAACACGTATTGTGCCGATGGCGGGCGGGGCTGCCAATCTTTACGGTGTACAATACTATGATGACATAACTGAAAGTTGGGAGGACGTAGAAGGCTTGTACGACCTTACGTGGGAGAAAGCTCAAACAGGTAGACGCAATTACGTAGTATTACGGGATGCCTGCAAGGCGGCGAACAATGGAGTAATCAGATTACACGTACCGAATGAGGGCAACGGAGACAAGCGAAAAAGTTTTTGAGCGTACCGCGTCAAAGTACGTCGAGACCATTGGAGGGATGGCAGTTAAGCTGCTATCCCAATTCATTAACGGGTTGCCGGATAGGTTGTTTCTTCTTCCGCACGGGCGGGTTATCTTCGTTGAATTCAAGTCAACCGGATGCAAACCCCGGAAGATACAAGAAGTAGTTATGCGCCGCATATCGGATCTAGGGTTTACCGTGTTGGTTGTCGGAACTGTTAACGAGTATGAAGAACTAATACATTTAATAGATGATATAGTTAACAGCGATTAAACGGTAGGTTGTGTCCACTAATAAATGTTAATGATTTTGCGAAAATAGTTGGTATTCTAGATAAAACGCTTACATTTGCAATATCAAAAACCAA